GAGAAGGACGACGAGGAGGAAGAGGACAGCAAGGACATGGGAGAAGCTGTGAAGGAAGGTGAGAAGCCCTCCGACGCTGGCCAACCGCCCTCCGAGGACGTGAAAGGCGCTGACGAACCCAAGGGAGAGCAGGTTTACTCCGAGGAGGAAGCTACCGAGGAAGACGAGGAAGTTTCCGAGCACGGTGAAGGCTGCAAGGACTACGAGGAGGATGAGGAAGAGAAGAAGAAAAAGGAGATGATGAAGGGAGACATGTCGGAAGAGACCGTTTCAAAAGAGGCTACAGGAACTCTGGATCATAGCGAAACCGCTATGGGAGTTCGGGGACAGAATGACCTTCAGGCCCGGGTAGCCGAATTGGAAGAGGAACTTGCCAGACAGAAAAAACTCATGAGAGAGAAGGAAATCTCTGATTTCTGCGAGACTCTATACGATGGTGGTAAACTGACCCAGCAGATCGTCTCTAAGACGGATCTCGTCCGGTTCATGGAGACCCTCAATAACAAGAACTCGGTGAACTTCTCTGAGACAGGCAAAGCCTCTCAATTTGACTTCTTCAAAGGTGTCCTGGAGAACCTACCCTCCATGGTCAGCTTCGAGGAATTCGCGACCCCAGCTTCGGCTCCACCAGCCAAGAAGCAAGTCACGCCTTCGGCTGATGGGTACGTCTACGATCCCGCCACAGCGGACCTTCACGCGCAAGCTCTGGAGTACTCCGAAGCGAAGGGTGTCGAGTACACTATCGCTCTGAAGGCTGTTCTATCTAACTCTTAAGGAGATCCAAAACATGGCTAATGACCCACGTTACATGTCCTTCGATCACCAGTATGTGGAGACTGTGACTGTCACCGACAGCACCGCTCTCACATCAGGTGTCGACGCACATCGCTTCATCAAGCGCACTGGCGCTTACCCCGTCGCTGGTGGCTACGCCGCTGGCGTGAATGTCTACCGCATCTACGGCCAAGGCGAACTGAACGCCAACGGCTACCAGGTGGATGACGGTTCGACTCTGGTCTACGAGGGACAACTGAACCCCTCCACCACTCCGTACAAGCCCGGCGTATTCCCCTACCAGGGACTCGCCACCGTCGTTACCTCTGGTATCGTCATTGTCGAGGTGGACGCGGCCGCTGCCGCTTTCGGTGTAGATGACGCTGTCTACGCCACTACCGCTGGAAAGGCCACCAAAACCGCTGGTGCTGGTGTCGTTCTTGGCCGTGCTCTTGACGCTTCTGCTGCCACAACCGCTGGTCAGTACATCCGCGTTAAGCTCGGTAACGAAGCCGGCGCTTGATAGATACTAAAGGAGAGTAACCAACTATGATGAATCTTGATCAGGTACGCGTAATTGACCCCATTCTTACGCAACTAGCTCAAGGGTACAAGAACGCTGAGGGTGTGGCTACCTTCTTCGCTCCCGCGGTATCTATGAATACTCGCGCTGGACGTACCCTGGTATTCGGTAAGGAGGCTTTTGCGGCTCAGTCGTTCCTCCGCGCTCCCGGAACCAATATCCAGAAGATCCAGAACCAATTCGGAACTCGCTCGTTCGCCCTCCGTCAGGAAGCAATCAGCTGGGAGATCGCCGAAGAGGTCGCTGCTGAGGCCAAGAACGGTGCCGCTCAGATCGATCTTCGCCAGTTCGCTGCTAAGGACGCCGCCAACCGTCTGATGCAGTCCTGGGAAGTTCAAGTCGCTGACCAGGTGACCGACGCCGCTCAGTACGAGACCAACAACGTGCTGAACCTCGCCACCTACAACGGCGGTGCCGACCAATTCAACAGCCCTACCGCTGACGTGGAAGTGCTGATGGACGACGCCAAGGAGCAGGTGCGCAGCCAGATCGGTGTATATCCGAACAAACTGGTGCTTTCACCCGACGCCTTCAACGCCCTGAAGCGTAACAAGAGAATCCGCGACTTCATGCAGCGTGGTGTGCTTGTCGACGAGAAGACTCTGGCCCAGATCTTTGGTCTGGACGAGCTTCGCGTGGCTCGCAGACTGAAGCTGAATCAGGCCACCGGTGCGCTGGAGAACATCTACAACAACACCGCGATCCTCTTCTACCATCCTTCATCCTCCACCGACGGCTTCATGCCCGCCCTGGACGCCAACTACGGCAACCCCGCCTTCGCCTACACCTACACTCTGAGTGGTTATCCCATCTCCACTCCTGAGCGCTTCAACATCGAGCGCAGAGTGTTCACCGGCGACATCCTTGTCGAGCGTAGCTTCGAGCTCGTCGGCATGGGCGAGAACGGAAAGTGTGGCGCTGGTTTCATCTTCCAGAACCCCGTCGCTTGAGCCATCTGGCTCCGACTCCTTGGAGGCCTCCGGGCCTCCTTTTTTTGTGCCTACCAACTCCGCGAGTTCCTTCCTAAACTCCGAGAGTGCTCTGATGTTGGAGTTGTAGATGCTACTCTGCTTACTATCCACAAACAGCACCTCTAACTGTAGCTCCAGGTGGCGTTCGGACGAGAGGAAGGCGTCCAGCTCCTCGAGCATTGTCTCCAGGATCCCGGGCTCGATGCCTCCGATCGCCACTATGGCTTTTTTCAAGTACGATATGCTCTTCTTCAGCACGAAGGTGTCCGAGGTGGGATCTCGCTTGAGGGCCAGTCTGAACGAGGTCAGATACGCGTTCATCAGAGTCTTGACGCTTTTTCCCATGGACTTTTGTTCCTATCATACCATAGTTTAAGGCTAGTACAGAAGCAATGGGATCTGGATCGTGCCAAATTCTCCATATCCGGATAAGTTCGGAATAGCCGATAACTGCAATCCAGCCACGGTGGATTATTTTGTGGAGGCTTTTGGCTACCAGGAGGCCATAGAACTCTCCAACATAGACAATCCTACCGGAAATAGCATAAACGGCGATAAGATCCAGGTGGCTCTGAATGACGCCGCCGTACTGATAAACAACTACATCGTCACGGCACCGCCTCAGGGCAAGATACTCATCGCGGGCTCGTACCGCCGCACGCAGGCGATCCTCGCCAGATGGTACCTCGACGTTCTGAGACCTCGACAGCAGGTCATAGACGCCGCGGAGAAGGCGATGGAGCAACTCGAGCTCTGGGCGTCCAAATCCTCCCCATCCACCGGACTCAAGTGGCAGGAAGCCTACCGCTACTGGGGTAGTGGATGCACGATGACCAAGAGCTCCTATAGAAGAGGCAGGAGCTTCACCGAACCCTCTCTCAACAGGTGGGTGCTCCGCGAGGGAGGTAATAATCGCTGGTGGCCCTTCCCGCGCAAGGAGGCGATGTCCGCCAACCGGGTCAGTTCCGAGCACCTTTCCGACAGTTCCATGCAGGTGTCGTCGCTCCTCCCAGAGTCCACTCTGGAGGTCAACGAGCTATTCGACGCGCTCGAGACCACAAGAGGTCTGGCGTCCTTCACAAACACTCCGGATGCCGTTGATCCGGAAGGCGGAGACACCATCATCGCCACCAACTCCACAGAGAGCGCCGACGGCAACTTCGACAACTACAGCGGCCTTCAGGAAGGCAATACATTCTAACCATGAGCAACCAACCCTACGGATACGACCCCTTTAACCCCGGTCCTGCGGACGGAAACGCCTTCATGCTCCTGGAAGGAGCCGGCAATGACTGCTACTACGGATCCAACTACGGTGGGTTGGGTGGAAGGATCGGGGTGTTCCCGGATGGCACGGTGTATAAGCTGAGCGCCGCCGAACTCCGCCAGTACATTATGGGACTGGAGGCCACTAGGAAGCTTCAGGATCTAGCGGACGTCAGCTTCACCAGGAACGTGAGGCCGGGGGACGCTCTTCTCTACAATCACCTGACCGGCAACTGGGAGCTTCAGAGCTTTATCAGCGGCGGGGGATTCTGACCGATGCTCCTAGAGATAGAGAATCAACTCCACAGGAGGGTGCATAACGCCCTAGGTCAGAGCGCTGTGGTGATAAGACTGGCCGAGGAGATCGACGAGTCCGGCCGAGTTGCCGAGCAGGCGATGATTATTGTGAGTTGGGCGGCTGGAAGCACCACCAATCCCAACAAGGGAGCTTACATCCCCACTGTCAGGAACAGAAAGCTAAATTACACCATAACTCTGGTGCAGAAGCAGACCCAGAGGGAGGGGCATAGCTTCTCCCTGCCCATCCTCGACCTCATAGCCGACTCCGTGACGGGGTGGGTGCCGGAGGTGCCGGGGTTGGAGTTCCAGACGGGGTTTGAGTTGGGGCCGGAGAGGTTCGTCCAGGTAACCGAGGCCTCCCAATTCATCTACGAGCAGACCTACAGCATAGAGGTTCTCATACCCGACGGTAGGTTCTACAGTCAGCCCTGCGCGGCCTTCGACCCCATCTCTGTAGAGGACTTCCTACCCAAGAGAAAGTGCCTATTCACCCCCGATCAGAAGGGCACCGGCCTGGCCGTCTGGAGGAGAGTGATCAACTCCGACACCACAGAGGAGTACGTTGTCGAGGACCCCAGATGCGAAAGGGAGATCTCCGACAACCTTGAGATCACCTGCAATGAGGCCTTCGACGGCAGCGCTACTTACGTCTTCACGCCCAGAGCCGCTCTCTCCTTCGACGAGAACGGCGATAGGGTTATCGATGATGACAGAATCGTCACTGGTACCCTGAGCAAGGTGTGGAAATGCTATAGAGACCACCCCCAACCCTACCCACCCTGGTTTAAGTTAAATATAGACTCCTCGCTGTGGAGGAATAGTGTGGACACGGTTCCTAACACCAAACCTGGCACCTCAGCAAGACAGGATCTCAATATCAAACTCAATCCAGCTTACGACAAACTTACATGAACTCCCTATTCCACTCGGTTTTTGCCTCGCACCTGGCGTTCAAGGGGGCTTCCCAACTCGCGCACTGGAACGTGGTGGGCAAGGACTTCTACCAGATGCACCTCCTCTTCGCGAGGATCTACGAGATACTGGAAGGCCAGACAGATACGTTTGCTGAGCAGGCCCGCGGACTGGGTGTAGAGATCCCAGCGAGGGCATTTAACCAGGTCCCGGATATCGAGTGGAGTATGAATATAGAGCTTGTGGAGTGGTTACTGACGCTGTGCGTGCGCTACCGATCCGACCTGGAGCTTCTCAGGAACGTACTGGAGGATGAGAAGCAGTACGGGTTCGTGAACGTGGTAGAGGGATTCCTTACGGACAGTAACACCATCTGCTACCTGCTCAAATCCACGCTGGAAGTCTGACATACTAGAAAGCCCCAGCGTTTGCTTGGGGCCACTTTCTATTCAGTTGTCTATGTTCTCAGTTCCAGCTAATACACACGTTGTGTACACCGCTGGAGATGGGGCCAAGGGCGCTAAAGGATTTCGCCGACAAATCGATGACTCTTCCGTGGACGAACGGTCCGCGGTCTGTGATCACCGCTTTCGTGCTACGGCCATTAGCAGTCACTGTGACAACTGTTCCAAAAGGTAGCCACTTGTGCGCTGCTTGATTCGACCAGGTGTCGAATCTCCGACCAGATGCAGTAATTCCTCCCTGGTATCCGTCCCCCAGACCGTAGTAGCTTGCTCCTCCGCACTGTTGTCCTGCTTTTGCAGAAAGAGGGAAGGCTGAAAGAGCGGCAATGGCCAGGGTAACAATCGTTTTCTTCATGAGCTCCGAGATAAGGAACATAACACTCCAGGGTCATCTTTGCAATCTGCAATTGTTTATAGATGAGTTAGAGATGCTATGACAGACGCCCGGCGATACGTAGTGATAGCACCAGATCGAAAAACGTCTGAATTTTACTTTAAACTAGTTCGGTAGGGTTATTGTAACCGTACGAACAATTCTCTTCCCTCCTTGATATTGGAGAGGAGAGTGGAGAGGGATACAGGTCTGTGTCCCCCATTACTAATTATACCATGGGACTTGGGGTACTTGGTGGTGGGGTAGCCAGTTCGGCGAAGTAGCACAACGTCGGGGGAGTTGGCCCCGACCCATCGAGTGGGTTTTTTGGCTTTGCTCATAAGCGTAGGCTCCTCCTTGAGGAAGAGGGAGAAGCCGTAGGTCGCTCTGAAATGGTCGTTAAGATCCTCAAATGTTTGTGGTGTCATGGAGATGGTTTTTACTCAGCTTCTAAAGACAGAATCCAGTCTTCGGTGGGAACAAAGTTCAACTCAAATAACTGATTGTCCTGGTTACAGTAGATCAGTTTGGGGTCTTGGTCGTCGGGATAGAACCATAGCAACTGGTTCTTAAGATCCGCCTTGCGCGGGTCGGGAACGGTTTTGCCCCTCTTCAACTTGAAAATAGACCGACGATAACCTTCCCCTACATTTAACCCTTTGACCCCATCAAACCCCACTTCGCTTGGTTTCATGATCTTGTCTAAAACATCGAGTTGAATACCGGAACTAGGTCCTGGATGGTGACAGACCGACCGTCCTCCTCGTCCTTCTGCTGCGAGACCGTCTTGGTACTCGAGTCGGCGGACTTCCTGAAGACGCTGTCAATCTCGATAGAGGAGAGCCAGGCATTGGCCACCGGAAGCTCGTAGATGTCGTAATTATACCGCATCCAGGCCCAACACCAAGCATGAGCCACCTGGAAAAGCGTAGCGACTCTCTCGGCCTGGTCCTCCGGGCAGAGGTAGAGGATGCTGTCGTGGACCGACATGCAGAACTCCGCCTCCAGCTCGTGTAGGTCGATGAGCCACTCCATCGCCGTCATGAAGGCGTGGAGCATCGCGCTCCCGGTGGACTGGATGCACCAGTTGTTACGCATTGTCCAGAAGTCGGTTCCGACACTCGAGGGGCGGAAAGCCGTGGACATTTTAGTGCCGCTGAGCGGGTTGATAGGGCAGGGCATATTAGCGATCCGGGCCATCTCGTTGTAGGCGTAGGAGTCGGATCCGCCGATGAGGGTCTGGGAGAGCCTGGAGGCTTTCTCACCCTTCTTGATCTTGATGAGCTTTCGTCCCATCTCCATGGCCTCCTTCATCGGGATGCTCTTATTGCCCTTGCGGATGGTATTGGCCAGGGTCTTCGCCCCGCACCCGTACAACATACCGTAATTACAACCTTTGGCAATGGCCCTGGTAATGCTGATGGCCTTGGCGGTCATCGAGTGCATGTCGGTGCCATCGTCTTTCGACCCCGCAAGAATCGAGTGGGAGAACTGAGTACTCCCAGCGATCTTGTGGAAGGAGTCGGCGAAGATCGAGGCAACGACCGCTTCCTGAGCGTCAAAGTCCGATTCCACAAACACGTAGCCCTTAGGCGCCTGGACGCGAGTCTTGATCTCGCTACCGATCTTGTCGTACTTGGGGTCGGGGACGGTAAGCCATAGATTCTCACCGGCTCTATTTGTGGAGGTGTTGTGCGGGACAGTGGCGGGGATGATGAGGGAGAACTCCTCGCCCTTGGGGGTCTTCACCACCTCCACGTTCTGCTCCCTGACCCTCGAGCGGACACTCGTCCAGTAGGCGACATTGATCGCAAGCTTGATAAGCTCGCGGGCCTGCGCGAGGTCGGAACTTAGCATCCCCGACTCGAAGTCCTCAACGTAATCCTTTGTCAGAACACCGCCAACATTCACCCCCTCGCCATCCGTGTGCGGAATCCGCTCGTAATTCCCGCTGTCCGGGTCTTTGAAACACCAACCCTTGTCCTTGAGGAACACGATCGGCTGATTATCCCACTTCAGGCGGAGCAGGAGGTGGGAGATGCGGTTTTTGGTGGAGATGCCCTCGATGTGGGGTTTGCCATCCACCAGGTCCTTGGAAGATACGTCCCTCACCCACTTGGGCACTCCGTACCACTTCGAGCTGGGTTTTCCAGCCTTGGTGAGTTTGAAGTTGGCGCCCCAGTCGAGTTGAGAGAGCCACGGATCCCCCTGTATATCCTCGTCGGTCAGTTCGCCCTCATTCCAGGCCTCGTAGACCTCAACGGCCATCTTGCTCAGGATCTCCTCCTGCCGGTCGATGGACCCCCTCCACTGCTTCTCGCAGTTGGAGAACCACTCATCCCAGTCGGAGACGACGGGAAGTTTGGCGGAGGCGATGCCGAAGTGAGCGGCCAGGGTGGTAGGGGACGGGTTATTCTGGAGGTACTTGAGCACGACAATCGAGTACAACTCGAAGGTGATCTTTACGTCCTTCAGGGCGTACTCGATAAGCTCGTCGCGCAGGGGCACGAAGTCGTCCATGGATGAGGAGTCCACGAACACATTCCTGATCTCCTTGTCCTCGTGCTCCAGCGGGATGGCCGGCCGGCAGTGGAAGTTGTAGCAGTCGACGAGGTTATTCATCGAGCCCTTATCCGCCCACACCGGATCGGCTTTGTACATCACCTTCTTTGCCTGCTTCTGAACATACCACCATCGTTGGCCCGAGGCAAGGCCGGAAACGTTGATGTGGGCGGACATCGTGTCAAACCACGAGTTGGTCTTTCCGAGGACGTAGGATTCCTGCGTCCGAGGGCGGTCGTAGGCTACGTTGTGGGCGATGAACACTCCGTCCTTGCGACCCAGCGGCACAAGCTTCGGCTCGTACGGCACTCTGGAATCCACAAAGCTCTCGTGCATCCAGACGTAGTAGGCTTTATCAGTAACAGCGGTGGCGAGGATCGGGTGGGAGAAGTCGCTGCCCTTGACGAAAGTCTCGCAGTCGAATACGCCGATCCTCTCTTCGATTCCGGAGACGCGGCGGGCGGGACCATCGAACGGGTACTTAACCCACCCACTCGCTAGGAAGAACTTTGTCCGGTCGGGGTAGTCGGGGATGTCGGTGTAGGCGAAGTCCTTCATCAGCCTCACACGGTCCGAAGTCACCTCCTTGGAGATACGGTCGAAGTGCCCGTGGATGGTGGAGTCGCGCAACTCGGGCAGTTTGAAGTCGTCGATGAAGAAACTAGAGGGGTTCTTGACAGGGAAATCCACACCGAACCGCTCCATCTCCTCTTTCACTTCGGAGATCTTTCTGGTCTCGGGACGCTTAGCTTTGATGCCCTCGCCAAACACCCTGGAGTTCATCGAGTCGGAGAGGACGGCGTAACCGAGGGAATTGAGCTTGGACATATACCACCGAGTAGATACTGCTATCTTATCATGGAAACGGGCCTTGGGTCAAGGCCTTAGCCACCTAGTCGTCCGTCCACCGACTCAGTAGTAGATGAGAAACTCGTCCCGGTCGGTGTAGTACACCCCAACCCCCTCGAAGTTTGTGGCGTCTATGATACGGAGATTCTTCCTGAAGTAGGGGTACCCGTAGTGCCCGAAGAAGTACTTAGCGTCATCGCGGATGTGGTCCTCGAGCGGGTCGTTTCTGAACCAGGGGTAGCCGATGCCCGTGAGTACGCTGTTCCTGGTGGAGTCGTCGTAATCAGGATCGTAGTAAGCGTGAGCGCAGCGGTAGATCTGGCCCTCCGCCTCGAATTCCAGAGTGAGGGGCGTTACGAGGAGCCAGTGGAGGAGCTCAAGCTGGGTCTTTAGAGGTAGGCTTTTCACCAACTCGAGGGTGTACCTGACTTCCCTCTGCTTGATCTGGGGCTTGGGTAACGCGAGGTTTTTCAGGATGTAGTTCTCGTTGTTCCCGATTATCAGCGTTGCCTTGCCTTGGTCCACGAGGTTTTTGACCTTCAGCAACATCTTCACGGGAGACGTACGCTTAGACCTCCGGAAGAATGACTTGTGGTGGATGACGTCGCCTAGGAACACGTAGTGGTAGTCCGGGGATTTCTGCAGGATACGGTCGAGGGTGTCAATACGGCCATGCAGATCGCCGATCAAGCAGTATCTCTCAGTACTCACCTCTGGCCTCCAGGCAGCAGCCAGGTGCCCACCAGTTCGGGGCAGGGACTTTTGCCCACTTGGCGAATCTCCACTTCGTCCAGTTATAGTAATTGCGGTAGGCTTGGATTGGATCCTCGTAGACTCTGCAGAAGGAGGGCATTGCCTGCGCGGGTTGAGTAAGACCTAGGTGGGGATAGACGTTCTCGCTCATCA